TCATCTCGTGGGTTTTACGATCTCGCCAACCCGTCGATAAACCGTTTCAGTGATGCGCTTGTCGGTGTGACCGAGAAGGCGACTCGCATGTCCCAGGTCGTCAATTTCACTCGCCGCCTTTGGCCGAATGTCCCTGAACTGGAACTGTCGGATGCTGGCCGCAAGTTGCGGGTCTTCATTCTCCAGGGCTTTGGCGATTGCCACATTGCGCGCATCGTCGAAACGTAGACGAAGCATCGCCGCGGTCACTCGCCGGCCGTCCTCGGTGACAATCAGATAGGGATTCCGGACGGCGCGCGCTTTCCGCTGCTCCAGCAGACGCTCAATCAACTCACCAAGGCCATTTATGGCTTCCCCTGCGTCGAGTCGAATGCGCAGTTTCTTTGAGGTCTTGCCTTGGGCGACTTGCAGAAAGCTGTCGACTACATCTGTGGCACGCATGGACAGAACGTCGGCCGGTCGCTGAGCAGTGAAATAAGCCAGGTCCATGGCGTCCTTCAGCTCGAGCGAAGCCGCCCCGTAAACAGCGTTCCAGATGGTCGCATCGGCGTAGAAGTCGCGAGGTGTTTCTTTGTTCTTGCGAACACCAGAGGCGGGGTTCTCTCTATCGGTGATGCCCCATTCCCTGGCGATGTTGTAGATGTGCGAAAGAAGAGAAATTTCTCGGTTTGCCCGGACCTTCCCGGTTCGCTTATCGCGGTACTGCGCGATTGCCTGAGGCGTCACCGCGTTGATCGGTGCATCACTGAACGCCTTCCTGAGCTGCTTTAGTGAGAGCAGGTTGTCTTTCTGGGTTCTGGGCTTCTTACCAGGGATGATCTCTGCTTCGTAGCGGTCAAACACTTTACTCAACAGGGTGTTCTTTGCGGGCACTGGCTTGCAGTCGAGTTTCGCCCATTCAGCTTTGGCAATGTCCAAGTCACTCCCAAGAGAGATTTCCTTTCTCTTTCCCGTTTCATCCCTCCCGTCATAGTAATACCCCACCCACTGCACACCGCTTTTCAGTGTCCTGACCCGACGGATCATCCGAGGCGGTAGGTCCCTATTTGCTGCCTTTCTTGGGCGCATTCCTTACCCCACTCGTGACAAGTCCAACGACCAAGCCTCGGCCGCAACATTTTCTGCCGAGGGCTTTACCCCGGCCAACTTCATTCGGGCATATACCCGACCTACGACGGGACGCCGCGCTCCTGTCAGCACGTACTTCCAGCCATTTTGATTGAGCCATCCAAGCTGACGAGAAGGGATTTGATAGCCCGTGATAGCGGCCAGCTCTTCTTCAGCAAGAGTTTCACTTTGAATTTCCATGATGATGTTCCATGCCGCGCGTGACGGCAGAAGGTGATTATTGGTTGGCTTTTGCGAGAGCGGCTTCGGCGATCTTCATCGCGGCCTGGGCCTCGGTCACATAGGCAGGATCGAAACCACCACACAGGTGGATGGTTGCTTGGCAGGCTCGTAGGTTCTCGCGGGTGAGTTTGAGCGCCGCGACCAACTCTTCCGTCAGCGCTCGCTCGGCCCGCCCGATATCCCAAAAGCGCTGTGCCCAGTGCCCGGCTGGCGAAGGGTTGTTGTTTTGCACGCCCATTGCCATGGCGCCTACGGTTGCTTCTAGCAGGTCGCGCTTGTAGGTGTTGTCGCCGTCGATGCTCAGGCCGCGCCAGCGCAACGCGCTGACAAACTCGTTACGGTCCATGCCCTGGTCTTCAATGACGATGTCTCGCTCTGGCTCCCCCGGTGTGTATAGCACCAAGGCCAGTTTGGCGCCGGGTAGGCAATGCTCACTGAGATTGACCAGCGCGTCGTTGGCTGCTTCGTTAAAACGCTGAACTGCGGACATAGGAATTCCTCGCCAGCCGTACACCGGCAGGCTCTTGTGTGGGATAGGGATATGAAGAAGGTGGAGCAGCTTGGCTAAGGTTTGATTGTTCGTCTCGACAGTTGCTGTACTCCGACATCTCCTTCAATGTGTCTGGCGGGGTGGGCTTTTCCCAGATCGAAGCCGACTCTCAAACTGTATAATCTGAGCTAGCTCACGCATGATTCGGGGAGGGGGCGCGAGTGACATTGCTCGAAAATTTATTTAGATATGCGAAGGTGCTGCTGTGGGTGAAGAGGTTTTGAAATCTGAATTTGTATTCATAGATACTAGTGTTTATCAGAAAGCTAACTTCAATTTTGAAAGCGTGGAGATGCAGGCGCTTCACAACTTCCTGGATGAAGATATCACTCTGTTGATTGCGTCGGTGACTGTCAAAGAAGTAGAAAAACATATTGAGAATAAGATTCGAGAGTCAGTAAGCGCTCTACAAAGTTTTCAATCTAAAGCGATGATTCTTCGGAATTCTAGTTCATATGAAAAAACGGTTTTTTTCAAAAAAATTGACGTGGATGGCGTGCGTGATGAATTGCTTTCTAAGTTTAATGATTTCAAATCTGCTACTCGTGTTGAGGTGTTTTCGGTAAGCGGTTCCGTAGCTGAGCGAGTATTTGAAAATTATTTTTCTAAGTTGCCACCATTCAGTAATGAGAAGCCTAAAGAATTTAGTGATGCTTTTGTTTTGGAGTCTTTGCTGGAAAGAAGCAACAGCCTAGGAAAGCCTATCTATGTTGTGAGTTTAGACAACGATATGAAAGAGTTTTGCCAAGCTAACCCACAGTTGATCTATGTCGCGGGATTGGGTGACTATCTCGAAATGGTCTCGCGCACCATTGCAGAGGCATCTAGCAGAGCCGCACATCAAGCTCTCAAAGCCGTCCTTAGGAATTTTGATTCAGATGTCCGTGAGTTTTTAAATAATGTTGAGTTTGTTGTGTCCACTTCATCGCCGAACACAACTATTGAAAAATTCGAATTTTCTGTGAAGAATATTGCTCCAAAGAATGAAGCTGTATACTTTGTTGATGAAGGTACAGCAGGTGTAGGCGTCGATTTTGATTTTGAAGTATGGACGACCGAAACAACTTTGACTGATTATGTGTCTCCAGACAGTGCGCTCAATACACTTGATGTAGTCGAAAGATTTAAGGTTCAGAGAAAATACAAGAAGACTTTGGAGGTTGGGCTCTCAATTCTATTTGATGAGCTGAATCCCTCTGATGCGTCTGTTGACGATGTCGAGCCCGTTCTGGTTGACGATGTAGTGCTATCAAATGCATTTGAAAGCGTAGTTATTGAAAGAGCCCTAGTTCCACGCTGAAGATTTATGCTTTAGAGTGCTAGTTGGCTAGCAGTTTGAATGCTGCCACTGCCACTCGTGGAACTTGTCCATTTCCAAGGGCTTTAATTCGGTCCACCCGATTGGCCACCCCATGAGCCACTCGACCCATTCCGGGTTCAGCTGGCCACCGTCGGAAGCCATCACCGCGTGGTCGATTCGGTCGTTGGCTCGACTCTTTCCGGACTTGCGCGTCAGTGCGTTCGGAGAGGAGCCCTTGCTCGCGCTCGCACAGGGCGTCGGCCATGTGTGAACGGCATCCCTCAACCGAATGTGGTGACCACCTGCTTCCTGTTTGTGGACGCTCTGTGATCCGCCGCTGCGTTCCGATGGGCAATCCCCGCGCCGACAGTCTCCCGCCAATGGCGTGGGCAACAAGCCAGATCCGGTCCCGCTGATGGGGCGCTCCGCAGTCGGATGCTGAAATAATGCACCACTGCGCATCATACCCCATTTCGGCAAGGTCACTGAGGACCAGTGCAAGTCCTCTTCCCACAAGTAGAGGTGAGTTTTCCAGGTAGACGAGTTCAGGTCGTACCTCGCCGATGATTCGCGCCATTTCACGCCAGAGCCCAGACCGCGCTCCGTCGATCCCAGCGCCAGTCCCGGCAGCTGAAATGTCCTGACACGGGAATCCGCCAGAAACCACGTCAACAAGGCCGCGCCATGGTCCTCCGTCAAAACTGCACACGTCAGACCAAATCGGGAAAGTTGGGAGGGCTCGATCGTTTTGTCGTTGCGCCAGAACTTGTGCTGAGTAGGCATCACGCTCAACGGCGCAGACGGTGCGCCACCCGAGGAGGTGGCCTCCGAGTATTCCGCCACCAGAGCCTGCGAAAAGAGCCAGCTCATTCATTGATCCTCCGTGCACCAGTAGGCCTCACCGACTGGCGTGATTTGTTGAAGTGGGCTATTTATTTTGATTCGTGCCAAGCCGGCTTAAGAGGGATCTAGCTGTGGATGACTACGAATCGCTGGACGTAGAAATTTTTTTCGATCAGAGAAGGGGCGAGAACAGAGCCAGACCCTTACCTGGTCAAAAGTATCCGCCTTCTATGGTGGTCGAGTGCGCAAAAAGCTTTAGGCAAGCAAATCCAATAGGTTCCAAATTCCGTTTGTTCGTGAAGGAAAAGGAAAAAAAGTCCGACGATTGCCGGGTTCATTTGTACTCCTACTACAAATGGCGTGTTGAACCGTTGGATTGAGATGTCTGAGCGCAATAGGGAGGGCGTGTCAGGCACCGTCCTTGTTCAATAGTGGCGATTTTCAAAAGTAAGATCTGGCGTATTGCTATCACTGCGGAAGCAGTGATAGCATCGCGGCATGTGGTCGATTTTTGACCCAACTGAGTCGATGCAAGCGGTTTTAAACGTGAAGTCCATCGATGTGTTATCTGTTCTGTCTGGCCTCGTAACTTTGTTTGTTTTCATCAATGACAATGCTTACTGGGGGGGTTTTATGGCAGTACTACCAATGTTGATCTGTGCTGGGGCTGTGCTGCGGGACCATGCAATAGCAGAAAAGTATTGGCGGACTAATCGTTTTGCTTGATAGATAGCCACCGGGAAACCGGGCCCCGCGCCACAATTTAAAGGGCTGACTTGTTCAGCCCTTTTTCATGTCCGCCATTTAGGCGCCGACCTCCATAAATGGCGGTGGCAATTTGGTTTGGGGTAGTACGGATGACCGGCATGGAGCCGGATTTAGGAGCAGCGATGGGACGATCTAGCAAGCCTGACGAATTCAAAAACCCGCGTAGAGTCATGGCGGGGAAATTGGCATACGAGCGCAAGAAGTCTGCTCAGGACGCTGCTGACAAGGAGTTCCTTGAAAAGGCTGTGATGTGGGTTCTAGGTGTCGGGGTGACGTTATTTTTAATCGTTTTACTCATCGTTAAAGCTATGGGCAGATGATTTCGTCGTCGGGGTCTTCCTGTACTACGCGCATTCTAACGTTCGAGCCGCTGGAGTCCATGTTCACGACGGCAACGTAATTAGTCCTGAGTAACTCCCGGCAGCTTCGTTCGGCACGGGCGAAGCCATTGTTCGGCTTGCGCTTGCTCATAGCGCCTCCGTGAGGCGCCGCAGTGCGATGCGATGCGATCGGCGTGGGAGGGAGAAGGTCGCCGACGCTTCAGCACAGTGTTCTGGTCGATCTTGTTCGAGCGGGTAGGGCGGGGCTCATGCTTGAAGGCCGCTGCCGGTTCGGCCTTCCCGCCGGCGCCGAAGTACTCGGCGATTTTGCGCTCGATTTCGGTCAGTACCGCGGCGCGCGGGTCTGGCAGTGGGCCAATGTTCATCGGGTTACCCCCATGAAGGCGAATCCGCCGAGCATAACGGCGCACATCAGTGCCCAACGAGTCATCAAGCGCGCCACGTATGCGACTTTGATCTTCGTGGTTTTGGTGAGGCGAGCCGCGCATTCAAAGTCCTGGGCCGACCGGCAGGCATTGAGGTGTCCGGCGATTTCGGCACGCTCGGTACCGGTCTGGCGATCAACTACGCCAAACAGATTGTTGCCGTGTGGCACTACGCTGAAGCGCGGCGAAACTACGGCGGCGGTGATCCCAGCCTTTTGGTAGAACTCGGCGGTGGCCAGGGTGGCGCGTTGACGCAGTCCATCAAGGATGGCTCGACTCTGTTGGATTGTCGGGTTCATGTCCTTTCCTCAGTTCATTCGACAGGAAAAACTTTTCCGGTTAGGTGCAATTTGTTTCCGATGTGCTTGCGCCGCCTATGCGTGGTGGTCGTAGGCCTCGGCGCGTTTCGCCGTCCGCACCTGGGCGATTCGGCGCTCAGGAACTCGGCGATCACGCCGCATGGAGTCGCCATCGAGCATTGCGTGCATGGCGATGAGTGCTGCCAGCACGAAGCACATCGGGGAAATGATTTGCCGGCGCATCGCCTCGGCCACCAATGCGGCGCGGCGGGTGACGCCGAGCTTGAACATTGCGTTGGTGAGGCGCTTCGCGACGGTGGCCGGTGAGATGCCGACTTCCCGTGCGATTTCCTTGGCGGTCAGCCCGAGGGCTACCCACAAAAGGAACTGAAGCTCTCGCGGCGCCAGGCCACGACCGAGGTGACCCTTCCATGTGCCATTTACGATTTCTGTTTCCATCGCGTTGACTCCCGGTTGTTTTCCCAATGCACCCGGGTAATCAGGTGCATCAGTGAAAAACTCCGTGTCCCTTCGGCGCTGCTGGCGCGGTACGGGCTCAATCAAGTTGTTCGTCCGACCGCGACTCGGTCCGCCGGATAACTGTTTGCGGTGCTTTACGCTGCACACCTGGGTCAGTTGCCAACCCTCTGAACCATTGAGGCTGGTTCATCGCTGCCTTCCATCTGACCGGTTTTATTCGGTGATGGATTTAAGTTAACCGCCGGTTTTCATATCGTCAATACCGGCGGTTAATTTATTTTATGTATGTCTGGGGTATTCTTTCTTTTAGAACTGGATATTCATACAGCTATTAGGGGCGTACGGTGAGCAAACCAAACAAAAAAGACCAGTCCACAAAAACGGTTGTCAGCGGAGTGGAGCGGCTTGGATTGCGTGTTTCTTCAATGATCAATCATCCCGTCGCACAAATTCAGCGCTGGGTAACCATTCACCGCCTGGACACTGATGGCGATCGGGAGTGGGAAGAGGTGATGGGCTTACTGTCCGAAACGGACGGCATCGACATGACATTCAACGACGATGAATCGGTGACGCTGAGATGGGAAGCGAGTGCTGATGAAAATCGGCCCGTCGAGGTTGCCAATGAAATTGAGGAAGCGGCACCTTTTTGAGCGCCCACAAAAAAGCCCGCCGAAGGCGGGCTTTGCTCATGCCTCAGTGATAAAGAGTCTGTGCAGTTCACCATCTTTAAACACCGGTCGTGCTCTCACTTTTAAAGGTTCGTGGCGATTGAGTGCTTGTGTATAGGAGTTGTTGGGCTGCGTAAGAGCTACGTCGTTAATTTTTCCATGAAAAGTGCCGGCGTATCCTTCGATCTCAACTCTGCACACACCGCTGTCGACGCTCAGTGAGTAAATTCTAGTAACCACATAATCGCCAGGCTCTCCAACTACGACGTCACCGTCTGAACGGATTGCAAGGGCTTCTGGCTCCGATATCACCACCGGGTGTTCAGAATCAGAAAATTGGGTGATTTGGTTGCAGCTTTTCCCAACCGGAGTGAGCGCTGCTCTCATAGGTGATTTCGCAGCCTCGATCAGACCTGGAATCGAAATCATCATTTTTTCGTGAAGGCTGGCCAGGTTGTCATTAGCCTTTATCAGTCCATTGGCCAAAAGGGTATTCAACTCAGAAGACGACTTCGCCTGCTCCTTGATGACGTCGACCAATTCTTTCACGTTTGATGTCCCCGACAGCGCTTCTTTGATGTGTCCCATTACCTTTGCCACCAGCCAATCGAACGCCTTTTTGTAGACGTCATTGAAAGCAGGGTATTGATGAGAAAGTGCTGTAAGTATAACCAGTGTTGACTCGAATGACCCCTCCCTTGGGGGGCCGAGAAGCACCGTAGGTCAGATTGTTTTTTTCCAGAAAGGACTTCACCGTGCAGGCAGTAATGACTAACGAGCCGGTATAGGCGTCCAGAGCCATCAACTGATCGAGCGTACTGAGCAGAGTCAAGCAGATGTCTGTCAGCATCTCCTCCGTCGTATTTGACATCCATGTGGCCGGCAACACCGGTCATCGAATCCCATTTCATGATTTCTTCCTTGAGGCCCTAGGCGCGCTGGCCCACGAGTATTGGAGGTTATCTTGAGCTCAGCCTATCGCCGACTTTGCTATAAAAGGTGGGCATTCCACACCAGAAGCACCCTCGCCTGGATATACGTATCTTCAGCTCTTATTGTCAGAGGGGGATGCCGAGGATTATCAGAAAGCATGTTGATCTGCTCATCACCCAGCCACTGAAGCCGCTTGATGTAGAGATGGCCTTCCCAAGAGAACATATAGATGCCGTCCCCCGCGAACTCACGGACACTGACGTCGACTAATAGTGGGTCGCGGTGCTTGATCGTGGGCGCCATTGATTGGCCCCAGCCTGTCACCATTTTCAGATGAAAGTGTTCTTTGAACTCAACACCCATCTCGCGTAAATGCTGCGGACTGACACGTACGTCTTGGAACATTTCGGGATAGTCGTGCGGGATTTGACCGCCGCCCATCGCAGCGCGGACGTCGTAGTGGGCAATCCACACTTCGTCGCCTACAGCGCCGGGGCGGTAATAGTCGATCTCGAGTGCACCGTCATCATCAGCTTCCGCCACTGCCAAAAGCCGTCTGCGGGCATCCTCAGTCAGGCCTTTCCCTTGATGGGCAAGCATGTTCCGGACGATCTCCGCTGCCGAGCCCCCAAAACCGACAGCCATTTCAGGTGCGCTCGTCAGGCCATTAATTTCCTTGGCCAATCGCTTACTGAATTTTTCGACCGGAACGCCCAACTGCCGAGAAAGCACAGAAGCAAATTTCGCGTTTAATGGGTTGGTGCCATTCAAATACATCGCGACCGCGGCAGATGAGATATCAGCAGCCGCCGCGAGACTTGCCTGGGTTATCCCGAGCGAGTTTTTCTTCGACATGAACAGAGCTTTAGCGGCATCGCACTCAGCCTTTAGCTCTGGGGACAGCTCTTTCTTTTTCGTCATTCGTGGAATTTAACCGTTGGTTAACTTATTTGCGTCAACCGGCGGTGTTGATTGAATGCTAACCGCCGGTTAATATCGCAGTCACACATCATGGTTCTTAGGCCACGAAATGAAGAAGACCCCATTGCCCGAATTGGTAGGGAGGATTGGCCAAACCGCTGTTGCAAAGGCGCTTAGGGTCAGTTCGCCAGCGATCTCGAAAGCGCTTCGCAATGAACGAGACATCCAGGTTATCGAGCATGACGATGGCACCTTCACGGCTGAGGAAATACGGCCGTTTCCATCGCAGCACACCGCTGCGTAATGAGCGCTGGCGTTGATGAAGTATTCCTGACTTGAAACAAGAAGTGCAGAGCACCGGATTAGCTGTTGATTCATCCAGTAAGAGGATTGCGGCACAAGGTAACAAGTTGGCGGGGGCCGATGAGCAACGAAGGCGTAGGCGGCAGTTAAGACGCTCGAATCAGGAAGACCATTAGGGGAAGGGAAATGGACGGCAACACACCAGGACACGAGGGGAAATTGAACGCTAAGGGCAACAGTCCAGACGGCGGGATAAGTCGTGTCTGCGGGAAAGCAAAGGCCTGAATTTTGGGCGAAAAAAAGCCGGGTTGCGCCCCGGCTTTTTCAACAACATGTACAACAATGCGGGGCCATTATGAGCACGAACACCGTTCCAGGCAACACCGGTTGTGCCGCGACGCGATCTGCAAACTCTCAAAAAGTGTCGCAACACCTCATAGCCCACCAATGCGCCGCAATGCACGCCGCTTTGATGGTGCGTAGCCAATATTCACGCGGGTCTAAATCACAATTCAGCCGAGAATGCCTTGATCACCTGAAGGCATCGCTGGTTACTGTCCAGGATGTTTCCGTATGAGCACTGTCATCATGAGCGCGTGCTGGCCACTGCTCGGCATGAGCCCGGCTCAGAAAGCAGTCCTGATCTCATTGGCCGATAACGCCAACGACGAGGGCGTTTGCTGGCCTTCCATTGCGACAATTGGAGTGCGCACTTGCCTGTCTGAGCGTGCGGTTCGCAACGCACTGCGTTGGTTGGAGGAGGCGGGCGTGCTGGTGAGCAACCAGCGTTTTGGCCGTTCGACATGGTATTCAATCACCCCGGCACGATATGCCCCCGGCAGCAAATGCCCCCCGGCACCAGATGCCCCATCACCCCGGCAGGATATGCCGGACACCCCGGCACCAGATGCCCCCAGAACCGTAAGGGAACCGTCAATTGAACCCTCACAAGGTGGCAATCGCGTTCCGCGCTCGCCGTCTTGCCCGGTTCAGGACATTGTTGATTTGTTCAACCGACTGCTCGCACCAGCTCTGCCGACCGTAGTTCTCGTCTCCGAAGCTCGTAAAAAGCAAATCCGTGCACGCTGGATCCAGAGCGATGTTCACCAGAACCTCGAATTCTGGACTGAGTACTTCGCCACGGTCGCCCAGTCCGATTTCCTGATGGGCCGTGCTTCGGGTAAAAACGGCGGCGCACCTTTCCGGGCCAGCTTCGACTGGCTGATCGCCCCGAGCAACTTCGTCAAGGTTGTGGAGGGCAATTACAGTGCGTGAGCCTTACAGCATCGAGGCCGAGCACGGCCTGCTGGGCGCGATGATGCAGCGCCCAGAACTGATCGACTCCCTGAGCGACGACCTGTCCCCGGAATCGTTTTACTTTCCAGCAAACGCCGAGGTGTATCGGGGGATTCTCGCGGTTCGTGATGCGGGCAAGTCCGTCGACTTCCTCACCGTGGGCAACCACGTTGGCAGTTTGGCTGATGGCTCGCCAGCTTTCGCCTACTGCGCCGAGATCGTCCATGGTACGCCCAGTGTTGCCAGTGCGAAGACCTACGCGGGCATCGTGCGTGAAAGGGCTATCGAACGTTCCCTGTTTGAGCTTGGCACCCAGGCCATGGATATCGCGCACAGCGATCAGGACGTGCAGGCGAAAATCGCCGCCGTCCAGGCCGCTGCCATGGCGATTGATTGCGGTGCGGGTGATGACGACATCGTCAAAGTGGGTGATGTCCTGGCCGACCAACTGGAGGTGTGGCAGGAGCGTCACGATCGCCATGCCCGCGGTGAAACGCTGATCGGCCTGTCCACCGGCCTGAAAGACCTGGACGAAAAACTGGGCGGCTTGCAGCCGGATCACCTGTACATCGTTGCCGGCCGGCCTGCCATGGGCAAAACCACGCTCGCCATGGGCTTCGTCATCGACGCAGCGGTGCGCCAGAGCAAGTCGGTGCTCGTCATCAGCCTTGAGATGAAAAAAGGCCAGCTGCTCGACCGGGCGGTGGCATCCGAGGGACGTGTTCCGCTCACGTTGGTGAAAAACGGCACGGCGTGTCAGAGCCACGGCGCGGAGCTTTCTGCTGCGGCCGGGATCCTGCAGCGGGCACCGCTGTACATCGCTGACCGAGCGGGCTCGTCGATTGGTCGCATCCGCTCCCTGGCCCGTCGCCACAAGATGCGTTACGGCTTGGACCTGCTGATGATCGATTACCTGCAATTGCTGGAAGGCGAGGGCGGTAACCGTACCGAGGAGGTCAGCAGCATCAGCCGGGGTTGCAAGCTGCTCGCCAATGAGTTGGGCATTCCCGTCGTGCTGCTGAGCCAGCTCTCGCGCAAATGCGAAGAGCGCCCGAACAAGCGGCCTATCCCTTCCGATTTGCGGGAGTCCGGGGCCATCGAGCAGGACGCCGACGTGATCCTGTTCGTGTACCGCGACGAGGTCTATCACGAAAACACCGATGCCAAGGGCATCGCCGAAATCATCATCGGCAAAGGGCGCGACATCGAGATGGGCACCGTCCGTACGGCCTTCCTTGGGCAGTACAACCGCTTTGAAAACCTTGCTGCGGGGTGGAAGCCAGAGCCTGTCGAGCAGCCGGAAAAAGTTACCAGTCTAGCCAGCCGTTATCGTCAAAAGGACAAATTCTGATGGATATCCAGCGACTTGCTGCACCCACGCCATCGAACTACCGCTACGCGGTGTTTTGCTGCTCATTCAAGTGGGAGCTGGGAAGTACCCCGGACCATGCCATGGCTTTGTTTGCCGACGAGGCCATGGCCAAGCGGTACGGCGCGTTGATGTGGCCCTCAACGTTCGAGGTGGTGGATCGTTTTGCCCTGGCGGAGATGAAGGATTGAGCGCCCTGATCAAGACCCTGACCGTAAAGCTGTCCGACGCCGAAATTCTGCGTAACGCCAAGCTGGAGCATGTGCGCGATCTGCGCGATGCCAGTCATCCCGCGCTGCACTTTCGATTCGCGAAGAACCGCACGCGTGGGTCGTGGTACCTGCTGAACAAACGCCAGTGGCATCGCATCGGCGCATTTCCCGATCTGTCCACCAAGCAAGTCGTCGCGGCCCTGCCGGCAGTGCGTTTGCGGGTCGCAGCTGAGGGGGCTGCCAGCGTTTCGGGTTGGGTGACCGTCGGCGAGTTGCTGGACTGGTTTGCCGATCGCATGGCCCGTTCGCGTGCGCTCTCGGCCAAGCGTCGCTCGGCCGGCAAGTCGGCGATCAGCTGCCAGCTCAAGCCGCGTCTGGATGATTTGCTGCTTCGTGACGTGAATGCCCAGACCCTGGACAAGCTGCTGATGTGGCCGGCACAGGAAGAGTTGTCACTGTCCTACGTCCAGCAGCTCTACCGACTGCTCGCGGTGGCCTTTCGTCAGGCCCGTAAATTGGACCTGATCCCGGTCAACCCGATGGCCGAGCTCAAGTTCATCAACTTCACGACGGCCCGCATCCTGCCAAAGCCGGCACGTCTGCGCGATGTTCAGTTGCCCGAGTTGGTCGAGCAACTGACCGAGCAGTTTGACCGTTCGCCAGCTGACGCGATGCTGGCCCTGATGATGCTCTGCCACGGCACTCGCATCGGAGAAACCCGACAGGCACGTTGGGCCGATATCGCGTTGGCCGAGCGTGAGTGGTTCCTGCCGGCCGATCACACGAAGAGCAAAGCCGAGCTCCGGGTGCCGCTGACCGACCAGGTGTGCGCATTGTTGCGCCGGTACCGGGATCGCCAAACAGCCACCGGTTACGAAGGTGCATTTCTGTTCCCGTCACGCCGAGGGAAAGCATTGAGCGATAACCAGGCCAGTGCCGTGTTCACCCGATTGGGGCAGGGCGCCTGGACCAGTCACGACCTGCGCAAAGTGGCGCGAACCGCCTGGACTGACCTCGGCGTCGACGGCCACATCGGCGAGATGTTGCTGAACCACTCGTTGGGAAAGATCGCTTCGACCTACATCAACACCCAGGCCAAGGAGCAGCGTCGGCTGGCTTTGGTGAAGTGGCACAACTGGTTAGATGAACGCGGCTTCATGGCGATTCATCAGCAGACAGGCGCTAGATATGAAGAATCGCAAAACCTCGTAGACGCCTTGAGCAGCGCGGCCTGCGAGTCACTTCCGCAATTTGTTAAGGGCGAGGTTTCAAAACATGCAGAAAGGGCAGGGGCGTGGCTTTAAAAGGGTACGGATTGAGCTTGAACCTTGCTCGATTTGTGAGGGGAATGCACTAGTGAACGGACTGTTTTACGAGTTGGTTTGCGTTGATTGCAACGGGTCAGGTTGGGTTGTTAGGGGCAGCAAGTTGGTGCTTTCTTCCGACGAGATGGTGATCCAATTGAGTTTCAAATTGCAGCACGCTCAGCGTGAAATTTTGGCTCTGAAAAGTACGAATCACATGGGCGGGTTACAAAGCCAAAACAATAATGCGAATCGCCTAGGGGCGGGCGGAACAAACTACACAGGGGATTGAGAACATGATGATTCGTAAGCCAGCAGGACGTCCGTTGGGTGACACCGAATACCTGCTCGAACAATGGGGTTGGTGGCGGATGGATGGAATGGGAGTGCCTGGATACACATCCCCGACCTTAGCACTGATGCGCCAAGCGGTGACGCAGCCAGTAACCAGCAAACACTATTGCATTACCGATGATTGGGCTATGGCCATTGACAATGCAGTAGCCAGGCTTGCGCACCGGGATCAGCAGATGGGCGACGTACTTTGGTTGTACTACGGAGTAAAGTGGCCGATGGTGAGGGTAGGGAAACACTACGGCCTCAGTGAAGGAAAGGCGCGGGAATTGGTTAGAGCAGGCGCTGCTTGGATTGATTGTGCTATAGATGGCATTCGAGCAGTGGCTTGACCTCTGACAAGCATGAAAATATTTCGCTCGTGAAAGGAGAATGTAGTAAATTTGCTAGCCTTTAAAGATCAAAATTTTGATTTTTGATTGAGGCTTGTCGCAGAATTTGAAGTGCAGGCCGTCTTCGACTAAGGGCGGTTATGGTGCAGTTATTGGTTTTTTGAGGATGCGGATTAATGAAAGGAATTACGCGTGTCATAGCTTTTGCCATTTTTCTATTCTCAGTCGGTGCAATAGCAGAACCAAAACCAGCAGCACCGGCTGGAAATGGACCAGTTGCGGTAAAGGTGGTTGAGCCAGTAAGGATGGAAGCGGGGAGTAATGAGCTGCTGTTGCTTAAAGAGCAAAATAAGTTAATAAAAGAATTCCAGTCAGCACAGCAGGCAACCGTTTATTGGGCTTTGAGTGGTATCTTAGGCTTTGTGGTTGTACTTATGGGGTTGAGTTACTTTACTAATTTTAAGTTCTATGAGCAGGACAAGGAACGCATAAAGGCTGATTTTGAAAGTCAGTTAAAATCATATCGTGCTGATATGAATTTGCAACTGGAAGAGTCTAAGCGCGAAACGGATAAAATCGTTCAGAATAATAATCAGATTGTTCAGGATAGAACTATTTTGCAGTTGTCTGAAGTTAGATCCACTGTTGAAAATTTTCGTTTGGAGTTGGCAGGGGAAATTAAATCCGTTGAAACTCGGGTTGGCAATCTTAATGGAAGTGTGCAAATATTCAATAAGCTGTTGGCTAATCTTGAAGCTGAGCTTCGAGAAGTTGAAATGGAGGTCTGGGAGCTGCAAGGTATTCCAATCAATATGTTGATATCGCTTGGGCAAGCTCTTCGTGCGGCAAAGGAGTGCGACAACAAACCAGGAATTAGTCGCATTCTGAAGAAAATGTTAGGAGTAGTGGAAAACAATATTCTCAAGGAAGAAGAGACTATTAAGGAGAAAGTACTGAAGATTGTTTTGGATGATTTGGAATTCGCGGGTACACAAGACCCGGCAACAACGGCGAAGTTAAAAATTGCACTTGCTAAAATTCCTTTGACTGAAGCTGTTTCGGAAGAAGCCTGATTTTTAGGAAAACTCACTACCAGTAAGTGGTGAGTGTTTCCAAGCAGAGGTTTCTAGATACTCTAGTTAAAAAAGCTTTTCCGCACGGAATAGATCTGTTTTTATAGCAGCGTGAATTGCTGTGAATGCAGCAAGATGCTTTAAGAATCCGACCATTTAATCGGGTTTTTTCCTACTTTCTAGCCCTGCCACTGCGCGGGGCTTTTTCGTTTTCGGCCCCATGCCTGACTCTTTGCGCCACGCGGATGACAGTGACTTGGAGGCCGAACCTATTTGAGGTCAACAGATGAATACAGAGCATCAAGCTCTCGCCGATGTACCACTTTGGCTGTTGATATTGTTGAGTATGGCGGGATTGTCTGGAGAAATGCTCAGGGCATCGGGCAGCGACCTTGGTCTTCGGCAGATCCTGCAGCGCGTAGCTTTGCGATTTCTTGCATCTGGTCTGTTGGGCATGGCCACTTTGCTGCTCGCAATGGCCCTATGGAGCAACCTGTATCTGGCAGCCGGACTAGGCATCGTTATCGCAGTTATAGGTGCCGATGTTGCGGGTGGGCTTTATACGCAGTTCCTGGCGAGAAAGGCAGGTGTTAGCGATCCCATCGACAGGGCGTAATTCGAGCGACCAGTAAAACGCTGACTTAAAGGAGGGGACGTGTTCAAGCTCGATCTGTCATTAGACTCGGCGCCCATCTCGGCAGCGCTGCAAGAGTTGGAGAAAAAACATCTGCCGTTTGTGCTGATGCTGACCGCAACCCGACTGGCGCAGCGAGTAAAGAAGGGCACCATCACCGTGATGGGCAAACGCCTTGATCGGCCGACCCCGACCACGCTCAATAGCCTGTTTGTGAAGATGGCCAGCAAGGGCAAGCCCGCCCAGGTCTATTTCAAGGATGAATGGACGTCAGGCGTGCCGGCGGACACCTACCTACAGCAAACCGTTGTCGGTGGGCTACGGCCTCACAAGCGTTTCGAGAAAGCGTTGATTGCGCGCGGACTGATGAAGTCGAGCCAATATGCCTTGCCCAACGCTTCGCTTTTGAATCAGTACGGCAACGTATCGCGCGGCACTATGCTCAAGATCCTGTCGGGCTTGGGTGCAGCCGAGCTGCGCAGTGGCTATCAGGCCAACGCTTCAATCAGCAAGCGCAGCAAGCGCAAGGGCAACGCGCACCGCTTCTTCAGTGGAGCGGTCGACGGGCAGCAAGGCATATGGGAGCGCAAGACGATAGGTAGGGCGGAAGGCGTGCGGCCGGTGTTTGTCTTCAGTGACGGCGCTCCGGGTTACCGCACCATTTTTCCCTTCTTCAAGATCGGCGAAAACATCGTCAAAGCCAATTATGCGGTCGAGTTCGCTGATGCGTTCGCTCATGCCATGGCCACCGCAAAGCCCTAACCGGTCGGAGGCCGAAAAATGCCGAGAGCATTGCAAAAAGGCTCGTTTTCGTGCGGCTTTCGCTTGACGGATGGGGTTTTGGCCAAAAAGTCACGGGTCCCTCTGGTCCCCACCCCATAGGGGGTAATACGGGCCCCGCCCATTCGCTACGTGTGACCCTTTTTCAGAGGTTGGTTGTTGTTATGTCTTCCAAGATCACCACGATCACACGGCAGCCTGGCTGGCTGAACAAGAAGAACATGGCCGATAGCCTCGGAATTTCCGTCCAGGCCTTTGATAAATGGGACGTCACGGCAATCGCGAAGATTGGCCGCGAGTCGTTCTATGACGTTCGTTCGGTGATGGATAACCGACTCCAGCACCAAACCGGCAAACAACAACTTGGCGCCGAACAGGTAGATCCACTCATTAGCTACAAGATCGACGTTGAGCGTCTGCGTCTGACCAAAGAACAGGCCGACGCCCAAGCGCGCAAAAACAAGATTGGTGACAAGGAGCTTGTCCCGGTCGGATTCATGATTTTTGCGCTGGCCAGCTTGTCCGCGCAATTGGCCTCAACCCTCAATACCGTTCACAAAAACGTGAAGCGCAAGCACCCAGATATCGGCGTGCGCCACCTTGAAGCCGTCGAAAGCGAGATTGCCGTTACGCGTAACACGGCCGCTGGATTGGCTGATCGCATACCGGAGCTTTTGGATGAATACATCGCCTCCCTGGATCACGAGTCTGGTTGAGGCTGTTCGGCGCGGGCTCAAAAGCCTTGAAGTAGATCCGCCCATGACAGCCGTGGAATGGGCCGACGAATATTTCTACATGTCGTCTGAGTCCTCCTATGGGGAAGGCAAGTGGACCACCGAGTCGTTTCAAGTCGCGCTGTTGAACGCTATGGGCAACGACCTGGTGCATGAGCTGAACCTGCCGAAGTCGGCGCGTATTGGCTACACCAAGATGTTGTTGGCGAACATCGCCTACAAGCTCAAGCACAAAAAGCGCAGCGTGTGCATGTGGAGCCCAACGGATGACGATGCCAAGGGCATCATGAAAAAGCACGTCGACCCGATGATTCGCGACGTGCCAGTGATCAAGGCTATGGCGCCTTGGTTCGGCAAAAAGCACAAGGACAACACCGAGGATCAAAAGACCTTCGAGAACCGCAAGGTTCTGTGGTGGCTGGGCGGCAAGGCGGCGGGCAACTATCGTGAAAAGAGCCCGGATGAAGTGGGCTATGACGAGCTGTCGAGCTTCGATGCGGATATCCAGGGCGAAGGGTCGCCTACCTTCCTGGGCGACAAGCGCCTGGAGGGGGCGACCTTCCCGAAGTCGATTCGCGGATCGACCCCCAAACTGGCGGGTAGCTGCCAGATTACCCGGGCGGCCGAAGAGTCGGCCTACTTGCTGCGCTTCCATATTCGCTGTCCGCACTGTCATACCGAGCAGACGTTGAAGTGGGGCGGGCCGGATGAGCCGTTTGGGCTTAAGTGGTCCAAGGATGCGCTCGGCGAAGTCGATAAGGCTTGGTATCTGTGCGAGTCCGGCCACGGTTGCACCTTTGAACATTACGAAATGGTCGAGGCGTCCCGTGCCGGCCGTTACATCTGCGAAAAAACCGGCGTCTGGACGCGCGACAGCATGGAGTGGTTCGGGGCGGACGATGCGCCGATTCGCACGCCGCGCCGTCTGACGTTCCATATCTGGACCATTTATTCGACCTTCACCACTTGGGTGAAAATTGCCGACGAGCGCGTCAAGGCCGGCAAGGATCGGGGCAAGCTGAAAACCTTCGTCAATACGACGCTGGGTGAGCCCTGGGAGGAAGACCTTACCGAGAAAGTCGACTGGGAACAGTTACGCGATCGCCGCGAGGTGTACGCGGCTCAAGTGCCGGCGCGTTGCGTCGTGCTGATGGGTGGCATCGACACCCAAGACGACCGCTACGAGCTGCGGGTGTGGGGCTTTGGCGCCAATGAAGAGGCCTGGCTGGTCTATCGCCGAGTTTTGACCGGTGATCCAGACAGCACAGAATTGTTGCGCCAGGTCGGGCTTGAGCTGCACCGGCAATTCACCCGTGTTGACGGCACAAAAATGGGCGTGATGCGGTGGTGCTGGGACTCCGGCGGCCACCATTCGGAAACGGTAAGGGCGCAGAGTCGCAAGCATGGCCTGCATTGGGTGATCCCGATTTTCGGTGCCAGCACCTACGGCAAGCCGATTGCTAGCTTCCCGCGCAAGAAAGAGAAGAAGTCCAAGACCTACTTGACCGAAGTCGGTACCGACAACGCCAAAGAGGTCATTTACAACCGCCTCAAGATCCAGCCGGACGGCAATCGCCCGGTGCCGGGCCTGATTCACTTCCCGGCCGACGACTCCATTTGCGACGACGACGAGCTTAAGCAACTCACGAGCGAAACCAAAAAATGGATTCTGGCGAAGGGGCGACGGGTGCTGCGTTGGGATGCCAGCAAGAAGCGCAACGAGGCGCTTGATTGCCTGGTGTATGCCTTGGCGGCGCTGCGTATCAGTCAGGAGAAATTTGGCCTGGATCTGGACCTACTCGCGCAGCAGTTGCCGAGCGGTGAATGGCATGTCCCGATCGCTGAAGAGCGGCCGGAGCCGGTCGCCGAACCGTTACCCGTTGAATCTGAGCCGTTACCCGTAACGGCTGAACCACCACCCCCACCGCCTGCATCGTTGCCTGACGAGGCCGGCGCGTGGATCACTACAGGACAAGGCGCATGGCTGTCGTAATTACCGCCCAGGAAATGGTCGACCGCTATATGGCGGCCGAGATTGCCGTCCTTGATGGCAAGGAAACGATGTTCCAGGGTCGCAAAATGGTGATGTCGGACCTGGCCGACATCCAAAAAGGGCGGCTGTTTTGGGAGCGCCGCGTGGCCGCCCAGGCAGCGGCCGCAACGGGGCGCCCGGGGCATTCTCTGGCGGTGTTTCCGTGAACCTGCTGGATAAGGCCCTGGAGCCGTTTTTCCCGCATATGGTCATGGAGCGCCTGAAGGCGCGGCATGTGATCCAGGCGTTTGAAGCGGCCGAGCCCAGTCGCACACACAAGGCCAAGCGGGAAACTCGGGGCGCGAACAGGTCGCTGCAGCATGCCGCCAAGTCCATGCGTGACCAGTGCCGGGCGCTGGATGCAAACCACGATATCGTCACGGGCTTGTTTGATCGCCTGGAAGAACGGGTGGTGGGTGGCCCTGGTATTTCAGTCGAGCCGACTCCGTTGGACTACAGCGGCGCGGTGCATCTGGAGTTTGCCGCCGCGATCAAGGCGCAGTGGTCGGAGTGGTCACTGGCCCCGGAAACGTCCGGCGAGTTGTCCAGGCCGCAAATGGAGCGTCTGGTGTGCCGCACCTGGCTGCGCGATGGTGAGGCGCTGGCTCAGGAAGTGATGGGCAATGTGGCCGGTTATCAGCACTTGCACGCGGTGCCGTATTCGCTGGAGTTGCTGGAGCCGGATTATTTGCCCTGGGAGAAAACCGACGAAGCCCAGGGCATTGTCCAGGGCATCGAGCGCAACGCCTGGCGCCGCGTTCGGGCCTATCACCTGCTGAAGCGGCACCCCGGCGAGTCAATGGGCATCGGCCTGACGCTCGACACCAAACGCGTGCCGGTTGAGCAAATGATTCACGTCGCCTATCGCAAGCGCATCGGGCAAAACCGGGGTCAGCCGCTGCTGCATGCGGTGATCACCCGCCTGGCTGACATCAAGGATTACGAGGAAAGCGAGCGGGTCGCGGCGCGCATCAGTGCGGCGCTGGCCATGTACATCAAAAAGGGCTCGCCGGATGACTACGTAGCGCCCAAGGCGGACGCCGCCGCGCGGACCTTCCAGATGGCGCCGGGCATGGTAATCGACACCCTGTTGCCTGGTGAAGAGGTCGGCATGATCAAGAGCGATCGGCCTAACCCCTTCCTTGAGGGCTTTCGCAACGGGCAACTGAAGGCGGTCGCCTCGGGCACGCGTGTGGGCTATTCCAGCCTGGCGCGCAGCTACGACGGTAGTTATTCGTCACAGCGCCAGGAGCTGGTCGAGGCGCAGTTGGGTTACGACCAATTGCAACACGACTTTATCGACTACTGGTGCCGCCGCGTTTATCGCGACTGGTTGCGCCTGGCGATTCTCAGCGGCGTGATCAAGGTTCCGGGTGATGTCGACCCGCGCACCGTTTACGGCGCGATTTATCAGGGGCCGGTGATGCCTTGGATCAACCCGGTTCATGAGGCCAATGCCTGGGAAATCTTGACGAAAGCGGGCTTTGCCGATGAGGCCGAAGTGGCTCGGGCGCGGCAACGCAACCCGCAAGAACTCAAGCGATCGCGTGAAGCGGAGATTCAAACCAACCGGGAGAAAGGGCTGGTTTTCAGCTCCGACGCCTATCACCAGTTCTACGGGAAAAATCAGACCGATGAGAAAACGAAAAAACAAACCGCTGATGCGGCCAAGGGCGTCGATCACCTCGACGAATGAGGCCGGCGAAAGCTGGTACTCGATGCGCGCGCTGTCGGCGAGCATCGGTGAGCTGCGCATTGAGGGTGAAATCGGCGCCTGGGGCATCACTGCCAAGCAGTTCGCCAAGGACCTGAAAGCGCTCGGTGACGTGTCACAAATCAACATGTACGTGAACTCCCCGGGCGGTGAAGTGTTCGAGGGGATCGCCATTTACAACATGCTCAAACATCACCCGGCCCGCATTGACGGGACTGTGGGGGCGCTCGCGGCGTCCATGGGCAGCGTGATTTTGATGTCGGCCAACACGGTCAACATTCCCGAAAACGCCGCGATCATGATCCACAAGCCCTGGGGGATTCAGGGCGGTGATGCCGAGGACATGCGGCGTTACGCCGAATTGCTCGATCAGGTCGAGGGTTCGCTGGTCCAGGCGTATGTCGCCAAGACAGGCAAGACCGCCGAGGAAATCCACGCGTTGCTCGATGCGGAAACGTGGATGTTCGGCGGCGAGGCGGTTGAGGCCGGTTTCGCAGACAAAATCCTTGAGCCGCTAAAGGCTTTTGGTCACATCAAATCGCAACGCATGCAGGAGTTCACCAACATGCCAGAAGCTTTCAAACAACTGCTGAGCCCGCGCGGCTCTATCCCGACCCCTGCACCGGCACCGGCTCCGGCACCGACTCCCGCGCCTGCTCCGGCACCAGCCCCTGCGCCGGCCAACCTGACGGCCGACCAAATGCGCGCCCAGGTCCTGGCAGCGGATAACGCGCGTCGTACGGCGATCACGGCCGCTTTCAGTGCGCCGTTTGCAGCGCCTCACGCGGCATTGCTGACTGAATGCCTGAATGACGTGGATTGCACCATCGAAACGGCTAACGTGAAGCTGTTGGCCGCCCTGGGCGGTACTACCACCCCGACCGGCTCGCAAATCATCCACGGCCATATCTCCAACGGCAATCTGGTCGGTGATTCGGTGCGTGCCTCGCTTTCCAGTCGTGTCGGCCACGCTGAGGCCCAAGCGGACAACGCTTATAATTACATGAGCCTGCGCGAGCTGGCCCGCGCCTCGCTGCATGATCGCGGCATTCTGGTGGCGACCCTTGCGCCGATGCAGATGGTCGGCATGGCGTTTACGCACGATTCCAGCGACTTCGGCAACATCCTGGTCGACATTGCCGCCAAGTCGGTGCTGCAAGGCTGGGAAGAGGCGGCGGAAACCTTCCATCTGTGGACCAAGCGCGGCCGCTTGAGCGACTTCAAAACCGCCAAGCGGGTCGGCATGGGCGAGTTCCCAAGCCTGCGCGAAGTGCGCCCGGGTGCTGAATACAAGTACATCACCACCGGCGACCGTGGCGAAACCATCCGCCTGGCCACCTACGGCGAACTGTTTTCTATCACTCGCCAGGCCATCCTCAACGATGACCTCGATCAGCTGACCACCATCCCTAGACGCATGGGTGAGGCGGCACGCGGCACCATCGGTGATCTGGTGTATGACACCTTGATCAACAACCCGAAACTGAGTGATACCAAAGGGTTGTTTGACGCGAGCCGGAAGAACCTGTTCACCGGTGCCGGCTCGGCCCTGTCGATCGACGCGCTGAGCAAGGCTAAGACGGCGATGGCGCTGCAAAAGAACCAGACCGAGGGCGGCAAGGCGCGCACCTTGAACATTCGCCCAGGCTTTGTACTGGTGCCGGTGGCCCTGGAAGACAAGGCCAAGCAACTGATCCGTTCGGCCTCGGTGCCGGGTGCCGACTCCAATGCCGGCATCGACAACCCGATTCGCAACTTTGCCGAGGTGATCGCCGAGCCGCGGCTGGACGATGCTTCTGCGACGGCCTGGTATCTGGCGGCCAAGCAGGGCAGCGACACCATCGAAGTCGCGTATCTGGATGGCGTCGAGCTGCCGTATCTGGAGCAGCAACAAGGCTTCACCAATGACGGCGTTATCTCCAAAGTGCGCATTGACGCCGGCGTTGCTCCGCTCGACTCGCGCGGCCTGAACAAGTCCGCCGGCGCTTAATTCGCCGATCACCCCCGAAGCCCCGCCCAGTGCGGGGTTTTTTGTTTCTGTATAGGAGAAATGGCCATGGCCAAGAATTACTCGAGTGATGGCAGTACGGTGAATTTTGTCGCGCCTACCGGTGGCGCCGTCGCGGGCCAGCCCTGTGTGCTGGGGCAAATGGTGGTGATGCCGCTGGGCAGTGGTCTCAAGGGCACGCCGCTGGTGGGTGTCACTAATGGCGCCTGGAACGTGCCTGTTGCCCCTGGTTTGAAGCAAGGCGCCAAGGTCAGCGTGCTGGCCGGTGCCCTGGTCGCTGACGGCACGCCGGATTCGGTGCCGTTCGGCAAGTTGCTATCGGATGAGTCGGGCGGCGTCGCTGAAGCGCTGTTGGTGCAGTAATGGAGCCCGGGCGCTTTCGGGCGGTGACCGAGCGTATGGACGCCGTGCTGGTGAGGCGCCTGGGTGATCCGGCGACGTTGGCCGATGGCCGTCCGGTGTCGGGTGCCTTCGCCTCGCCTTTTGTCGGCGCCGAAATCGGCGGCAGTAAGAGCGGGGCGGCGCGCTTGGGCGGGGCGATCAATGCCGACGCGGTGTTAGAGCCAACCTTTAGCGCGCGAGTGGTTGACCTGATCGGCGTGAAAAAGGGCGACTTTCTTACCATCGAACTGCCGATCGAGCTGGGCGGCGGCCGTTACAAGGTCGTGCGCTTCAAGCCGGACGGCGCCGGAATGGTTGACGTAGTGTTGAGCGTGAACAATGAGCGAGCTGACGACATTACATAAAACGATCACCCAAACGCTGAAAGCGCGCTTGCCCAAGGTGCTGCACGTCGAGGAATTCCCCGAGCTGGGCTCTGAGGTCAAGACGCCGGCGCTGTTGTACGGGTTGACGGATCTTGCCCTGGGCGAAGATCGCGGCGAAGGCAAGACGGCACTGGTCGGCCGTTTTCAGGGCTGCATTCTGGTCGAGGCCGATCGCGACAAGGCATCGCTGCAGGCGGCCATTCTGGCCTCTCAGGTGGCGGTGATCCTGCATAACCAATATTGGGATTTGGAGTTTGTCACCGGCGCGCCGGAGAACATCCACGCCCAGCCTGAAGCCCCGACCCTGGAGCTTGAACAGTTCGTTATGTGGTCGGTGCAATGGACGCAAACCTTTGAGGTCGGCGAGCTTGAATGGCCGTGGCCAGATGAGCCGCCGGGCTCGTTGGTGTTCGGTTTCAGCCCTGACACCGGGCCGGGCAACGAACACCAATACACGGCCCCGGAGGCGTTGGGATGAGCTACGTCGAGGCCGAACACGATCGCATGATTGCTGCCATGATTACGCCTTGCGTAGTGGTCGGTGTGGATCTGGTCGCGCCGGCGGTGCGGGTCCAGTCCGGCGAGTGGGTCAGCGCCTGGGTGCGCTGGCATAGCCTGGCGGCGGGTAAGGCGCGGCACTGGCGGGTGCCGAGCATGGGCGAGCAGGGGGTGTTGTTTAACCCCAGCGGTCAGGCCGGCATGGGCACGTTCATTCCTGGGCTGTATGGGAACGCCGGCGCGCCGCCGGATAATCGCGACCATGTAGAGGTGTGGCGCTTTCCGGACGGCGGTTCGCTGGTCTACGACTGGGAGGCCAATAGCTACACCATCACCCTGCCGACTGGCCGGGTGATTACCAAAGTCGGGGCCACCGAGTCGGTCACCACCGACAACGATGTCACGGTGACCACGCAAAACATCAAGCTTATTGCCGACGTGGAAATCACCGGCGCATTACGCGTAACGAAAGACGTCAAGATTGACGGCGGGCTGAACGTGGCCAAGGACATCAACGGCGGCGGCAAGATCATGGACGCCGGCGGAAACTCGGCCAATCACAAACACTGATCCTTTTTCCCTCAAGGCCCGCCGCGTGCGGGCTTTTTCATGCCTGGAGATAACTGTGGCCAAGACCAAAGACGAAACCGGAACTACTGAACTGGGCGCGGCCCCGGCCGCTGTGGCGTCGGTGGCCTACCGCGACAAGCTCTTCACCTCGCGCACGCTGATTCTTAAGGACGACCGCACTTTGCCGGTCGTCGCGGCACGGGTCGAAGTGCTGGCCACCGACACCGAGGCCCTGGCCTTTCTGGATGCCAGCGCGGAACACGAACTGATCAAGGAGTGACGTCGATGATCGGAATGGATCGCCACACCGGCCGCCCCATTTCCGGCATCGAGCATCTGCGTCAGTCGGTTGAAGACATCCTCAGCACGCCCCTGGGCAGCCGGCGGATGCGCCCCGAGTACGGCAGCAAGTTACGCCGTTACGTCGACTTACCGGTCAATGCCGGTTGGAAAAGCCTGGTGTCAGCCGAAGTCGCCAGGGCGCTGGAGCGCTGGGAGCGACGCCTAAAACTGGATCGGGTCCGCGTGGAGTCGGTGCTGGATGGGCAAATCAATCTGGTGTTGCACGGTGACTTTGAAGGCAGCCAAGTGATTTTGGAGGTGAAGGCATGAACGTCGACCTGTCGTTGTTGCCGGTGCCGGATCTGGTCGAAACCCTCGACTTTGAAGAGGAATATCAGGGCGTCCTGGGCCGCTTCCGTTTGGCGATGGGCGATCAGTGGTCGGCGGTGCTGGAATCCGACCCGGTGGTCAAACTGATGGAAGAAATGGCCTATGAACGCGTAATCACGCGGGCCCGGATCAACGACGCGGCGCGCTCGGTGTTGCTGGCCAGCGCCCGGGGCGCGGATCTGGACAACGTGCTGGCCTTCATGGATGCCAAGCGCCTGACCGCTGAGCGCGATGATGACTATCGCGAGCGCGGCCGTCAGGCGCCGTATGGCTTCAGCACGGCCGGACCCTTGGCTGCGTACAAGTATCACGCGAAAAGCGCTCACAGCGACGTGCTGGACGCCAAGGTCGACCGCCCGGAGCCGGGTGTGGTGCGTATCACGGTGCTGTCGCGCAGTCCTGGCGGTGTGCCGTCTGAGGCGGTGCTGGCGGCGGTGCGTACCGCGTTATCCGCAGACGACATCCGGCCGCTCACTGACACGCTGCTAGTGGTGGCGGCCACGGTGGTGCGTTACGTGGTCAAGGGGCGCATTTACGTGGCCAGCGGTGCGGCGCCGGAGCCGTTGCTGGAAGCAGCCAAGGCGGCGACGAAACTCTACACGGATCAGCAATTTGCCATCGGCGAGGCGGTCACGCCTTCGGGCTTGTATGCGGCGCTACACCAGCCCGGGGCTTCCCGGGCGGATCTGCTGAGTCCGGTCAACGGAATTGCGGCCCAGGCGCAAACAGCGGCGCTGTGCACCGGCATCGAGCTGGAAGTGGTGACCAACTATGACTAGCCGTCTGTTGCCGCTCAATAGCACGCTGCTGGAGCGCTCGCTGGTCGACGCCTTCGCCCTGGGCCAGTTGCCGATCGACATTCGCAAATTGTGGAACGTCGACGAGTGTCCGGAACTGTTCCTGCCGTATCTGGCCTGGACCTTATCGGTGGACTTTTGGGAGCTGGCCACCAGCGACGAACAGCGGCGCAACATGATCCGGGGTGCGCTGGCCTGGCACCGCAAGCGGGGTACGCCCTGGGCGATTAAGCAGGCGCTGACGGCGATCGGGTACCCGGGCTGCGAGCTGGTGGAACATCGCCAGTTACAGCAAGAGTGGCTGGACGCCGGCGGCGAACTGCTCGATGGCAGCAACACCCTGGATGGCTCCAGCAACTTGTCGGCCCTGGCCGGTAGTTTCCGCTTCGCGACCAACCACTGGGCGGAATACGCGCTGCGCCTGAACATCGCCGAGGGTGTTTCGACCTCGGACATGCTCAAGAAAATCGCCGTTGTGTGCGAGGCCTACGCACCGGCTCGCTCGCGCCTGGCCGCGATCATCATGTTTGCGGCGGCTGAGTTTGAGGCGAAAGCCAAGATGACTGGCTTCAAGGCGCGCGGGCGAATGGTCCTCAAGGATTGCCGGCGTATCTCGGTGCCGAGCTTCGACACCCTGGACGGTTGCGACCTGCTCGGTGGCGAAACCCTGCCGGATCTGCTCGACGGCATTGGCACCCTGGACGGCTCCAGCAACTTGCTGCCGGAGCGCTACACCGGCGAGCCGCTGGACGGTGGCCAACTCGGCATCACCAGTCGCAGCCGCATCAAGTTGTGCGGCACTGCCCTGGGCGGCAATCGCCTGGAGCCAGTGGAAACCCTCGACAGCACCGACTTGCTCGATGGCGCTTACACGATCGCCGGCGAAACCCTCGACGGCTTCGGCCGCATCGAGAGCGGAAACCTCTACTACCCAACGCTGGCCGATGCCGAGGACACCCTTGATGGCTCCAGCAACCTCGGCGAAGTGCAAGGCCTTGATCAGTTGTGGTTCACCGGCCTGGTGCGCATTCGTCGCGGCTCAACCGTTATTCAGGAGGCTTTATGAGTACCACCGCGATCGCGGCCAGCAATGCCTATCGGCGCAAGGTCGCCCTGGCGGCCGCCAACGGTACGGCGCTGCCGCGCATTTCCCACCTGGCGTTTGGCGTCGGCGATCGGCCTTACACCCTGGACGATACGGCGCTACAGGCCGAATTCACCCGCATTGCAGCGGCGGTCACGGTGAGCGGGGTCACCGTGAAAGCGGTGGCCACGTTGCCGGGGGCGATCGTCGGCACGCGGGTGCTGCGCGAAGTGGCGGCGCTGGCCGCTGACGGCACCTTGATCGGGCGCCGTGTGATCACCCCCAAAGAGTTCGAGCCCGAGACAGAAATGGACTTTGAACTGACCTTTCAATACTGACCCGGGAGCCTGAACGCATGGCCAACCTTAACGGCGCCACTGGCGTCGCAGCGATCTTTAAAGCCTTCCTGCGCAAGCTGGAAACCACCGACCCGAAACACCCGGATACGTGGAACCCCAACTACCAAACCCTGATCGACAACGACGTGTTCCTCAAGGCGTTCGCCGATGAGGTGTCGACCGCGCGGGGCAGCCAGCCCAGTCTCAAGGATCGCCTGGTGGCGATTGAACAGACGCAAGCCTCCCTGTCGCCGGAATACATCGACGAACTGACAGCGGCGGTTAAGTACGCGCTGGATCAGGCCGGCGTTGCTAACCGCTCGATCCGCGCGCTCAAGTCTCAGCTCCAGCAGGAAGGCGAATTGCTGATTGAAAACCGGGGCATTGTTTCCGGCTGTACGGCCACCAAGTCGACCACGGCGGCGCGCAACTTGAACCTGGCGGCCGGTGTGTGCTTCGCCAATGGCCGGGCGTATTCGGTCGACAGCGGCAACAACATGGCCTCGGTGCCGAGCAACATTTCTGCCGGCAATGCCAGTGCGGTGGTGTACCTGTACCGCTCGGGCAACGGCTGGAAAATGGCCGTGACCGCCATCGGCGAGGCTGTGCCCGCTGGGGCCATCCGCCTCTACAACGTAACCATTCCGCCGAACAGCACCGACGCCACCGACCCGACCCTGGCCAACGTCACGTTGACCAGCGTGCGCCGGGTAGAGGTGGGCTTTCCGCAGTACCTGGACACGCCGGTTAGCCAGTTTGTCGCCATCAACAACCTGTCGGCGAATGACTTTCGGCTGGATTTTGAAGTGGTCAGCGCTGAGGGCGCGCCTTGTGAGCGCAAGTCGCTGAGCGTCCCCAGTCGGGCTACCAACGGTTTCACCCTTGAGCTGGCTTCGGCCGCCGACAACGTGCTGGTCCGCTACCGCGTCAGCAAATTGAACAACTAACAGGAGAGCCCCAAATGCCTCAAATTATCTTGATGCAGCCAGGCCAGCCGGTGGCCGACTTCGGCGTCATTGGTACGAAAATCACTGTCGCCGGCGCCATGGTCGACGCGGCTGATCACCAATCTGACTCGGGTCAAATTGTTGAAATTCGCCACAACGGTGCGACCGCCCAGGTGGGTGGCGATGGCGCCTATCTGGCGATCATTGAAATCCCACCGGCGCAGTACAGCGATGCCGTCTATGGCGGTGAAGGTGAGCCAGATACCCCGGCGCAACGTCTGCCGCTGGACCCCAACACCCTCGTTATCACCCTCTGGCCAACAGCGTAATCGCGCAACTTAAGGACTAGCAAAATGCCAACGATTTTTATCAAAGACGATTTGCGCGCTGCGGTTGAGGCGGCCAGCGGTGGCCGGCAAACGGTGCTGTATACCGCCAAGGGACAGCCTTCCTACATGAACGTGGTTCCCAAGTTCATGCTGGAGGACGTTGCCGACGCGCCGGGCAGCCTGGGCACCGGTGTGCACCCGGCGTTCATCGTCAACGGTATTGAAAAAACCGAATTTTTCTATGGGGCCTATGCCGGTGTCATCAAGAATGGCGAGTTGCTGAGTCTGCCGAACGTTAACCCGGCTCGCAGTTCCGGGTTTGACACCTTCAGCACTGCGGCGCGGGCCTCTGGCGCTGGTTGGCACATGGGCACCAACGCCGAATGGGCGGCCCTGATGTTGTGGTGTCACAAAAATGGTTTTGTTCCGCGCGGTAATAGCAACTACGGCGGCAGCTCTGACGCGGCCTTTGAAACTGGGCGCCGTGTCGATGGCGGGGCTCCTGGTTTGGTCACCGGTGACCCGGTCGTCTTGACTGGCTCGGGTCCGGCCAGTTGGCGGCATGACAATACGCCCAATGGCATTTCCGATCTGAATGCCAACCTCTGGGAGTGGCAAGGCGGCATGCGCCTGATGGATGGGGAAATCCAAATCATCCCTAACAACGACGCGGCTTCTGCCGACCTGTCTTCTACGTCCGCGGCCTGGAAAGCGATCCGCCTGACGGATGGTGCATTGGTGGCGCCCGGCACGGCGGGCACGGCCAAGTTTGATTCGCCGACCGATACTACCGTGGGTAATGGCGGTTCACCTGTTCTCAGCTCGACCATCATTAACCGTAATGGCCCCATTGGAGATAACGGCACGTTCGGTGTGATGACAGCGCCCTTTAACGGGATGACCACCGCCGCCGGTGTCACTGCGCCGGCAATACTGTTGGCGCTGGGACTGTTCCGGCATAAAGACGTGGCAGATAGCGACCTTATCTACCTGCGCAACTATGGTGAACGCTTACTGTTTCGCGGTGGTGGTTTCGGCTCTGGCTCAGCTGCTGGGCTCCGTTCCGTGACCCTGCAGAACCCTCGTGCTTACGCGGGTGGCAGTTTCGGTGCCCGTCCGGCTTTCGTGCTGTAACGCCTGACCGCTTCACCTCTCACAGCCTCGCTTATGCGGGGCTTTTTCGTTTCTGGAGATTGACCTTATGCCTGGTTTTTTTCACGGCGTTACCGTAACGAACGTCGACACCGGCGCGCGGCCGATCGCGCTGCCGTCGTCGTCGATTATCGGCCTGTGCGACACCTTCGACGTGTTGCCGGCGGCCGAAGCCAAGCCCAACGAACTGCGCTTGATCACCCGCGAAAGCGAAGCGATAGCCGCCTGGGGGCCTAACTCGGCGATCACCAAAGCGGCCAAGGCGATCTTTGCCCGGGCCAAGGCGGTGATTGTCGGTGTTGGTGTGGCCAAGATCGCAGACGGCGCGCTGCTGACATCGGCGATCATCGGCGGCGTGCTGGCTGATGGCACCCGTACCGGCATGCAAGCGCTGCTGGATGGTAAGAGCCGTTTCAACGCCCAACCGCGCTTGCTGATCGCGCCCAAGCACACCGCGACCCTGGCAGTCGGTACAGCCCTGGTGGGGCTGGCGGAAAAGCTGCGCGCGATCGGGATCATCGACGGCCCCAACACCACCGACGAGGCGGCGCTGGCGTACCGCAAGAGCTTCGGCAGCAAGCGCGCCTTTTTCGTTGATCCCGGGGTTAAGTATTGGGACACCGACACCAGTGCCACCATCGACGCGCCGGCCTCGGCCTGGGTCGCCGGCTTGTTCGCCTGGACCGATGCGGAGTACGGCTTCTGGGCATCGCCGTCGAACAAGGAATTTGTTGGCATCACCGGCACCGGTCGGCCGATCGAATTCCTCGACGGTGACGAAACCTGCCGGGCGAACCTGCTCAACAACGCCGGGATCACGACCATCATTCGTGATGACGGGTTCCGTCTGTGGGGCAACCGCACTTGTTCTTCTGATCCGAAATGGGCGTTCGTTACCCGTGTGCGCACGCAAGACATGGTGATGGACGCGATCCTGTACGGCCACAAGTGGGCGGTCGATCGCTCGATCACCAAGACCTACGTCAAGGACGTTACGGACGGCCTGACCAACTTCATGCGCGACCTGAAAAATCAGGGTGCGGTGATCAACTTTGAGGTCTACGCGGACGGCGAGCTGAACACCGCCAGTCAGCTGGAACAGGGCAAGGTCTACTGGAACATTCGTTTCACCGACGTGCCACCGGCGGAAAACCCGAATTTCCGCGTCGAGGTCACCAACCAGTGGCTGACTGAAGTTCTTGAAACCGCCTAAGGGGGCTGCTCGATGATTCCTGAAGTATTGATCAACACCAACCTGTTCGTTGACGGCACCAGCTTTGCCGGCGACGTGCCGAGCTTCACCCCGCCGAAGGTCACTATCAAAACCGAAGAGTTTCGCGGTGGCGGTATGGCCGGCTCGATTGACATGGCCATGGGCGTAGAAAAGCTCGAGGCCTCGTTTGTCACCACCGGCATGCGCCGCGAGTCGCTGCGCTTCTTCGGCCTGGCCGATCAGACCGCCTGCAACGCGGTGTTCCGTGGCGCCTTCAAGGGCGAGAAAGGCCGTATCAAGCCGGTCATTGCCACCGTGCGCGGCATGCTCAAAGAAGTCGACTCCGGCGACTGGAAGGCCGGCGAGAAGGCCGAAATCAAACACGCGATGACGCTGACCTACTACAAGCTGGAAGTAGACGGCCGCGTTATCTATGAAATCGACATGGTAGGCGCCGTGCTGGTGATCGATGGCGTCGACCAACTGGCCGACGTCCGCGCCGCCCTGGGCCTGTAAGGAGTAACCGAACATGACTCAAGCAAACAAAGAGCTGCCGAAGTGGCTGGCCGTGACTGCCGACGGCGTTGCCGTAACGCTCAAGTACCCGATCGAAGTCGACGGCATCAAAAACGACACGCTGTTTATGCGCGCCCCGTGCGTGCGGGATCTGCGCGTGGCCAACGCGGCGGCCAACGGTGACGACGACAAGCGCGAAATGGCCATGTTTTCCTCGCTGACGCAAGTCGGTGAGGCCGACCTGTTGGGGCTCAAGTTGACCGACCATGCGCGTTTGCAGGCGGGCTATTTTCGCCTGGTCAATGACGAATAACTTCAAGCCCAGCGAAATGAAGGGCCTGGCCAAGCGCCTGGCGGCCGAGTTCAATTTCTCGGCCGCTGAGATTATGGCCATGCCCTTTTCCGAAATGGTCTGGTGGCTCACGGATTGAGCCGCCGTTGTACCCAACTGACCTATAGGGCGCGGACATGTCGAACAAATTAGCGCTTGGCCTGGTGATTGGTGGGGCGGTCAATGCTTCCCTGGGCGCGGCGGTCAAGGACGTCAAGAACAAGATCAAAAGCTTGGAGGTCGCCGGGGCGAATGCCAAGGTGTTGCAAAACACCATCGGCGACACCATGCGTCTGCGGGACGAATGGAAAAAGGCCCATGACAGCGGATCGGCCGGGGCTTCGGGCTTGTATCGCAAGCTGGAAGCGAACCTGTCGAGCCTGAAAAAGCAAGGCATCGAGGTCGGCCGGCTGGAAAAGGCCTATGACGCCCTGGGGCGTACCGCGCGCAAGGCCGAGCTGAAAGCGCTGGGTCGTCAGCAGCTTGGCGAAGGCGCGGAGGGCATGAAAAGCACGCTCGGCCAGGCCGTGGCCGGCACCGCTGTGATGGCGATTCCGACCAAGGTCAGCGCGGACTTTGGCGCGATCATTCGTGACATCTCGATCAAGGCCGGGATTGCCGGCACGTCTGAAGAGACGCAAATGTCCAAGACGATCGTCGATACGGCGAAAGACTCGGGCATGGCGCGCAACCAAGTGGCCGAGGTGGTGAACGCCCTGGTCGGCGCCGGCATGGATCTGAGCAAGGCCCTGGACTATGCCCCCACGGCGGCCAAGTTCGTGATTGGCCAGGGCTCCGATGGTGGCGAAACGGCGAAGATGATCAACGCCCTGGGGCAGAACGCCAGGATCACCGACCCGGCCGTTATGCAAAAGGCCCTGGAGGCGATCGCCTACCAAGGCCAGGCCGGTAGCTTTGAAGCGGCCGACATGGCGCGTTGGTTCCCTGAATTGCTGGCGGGCATGGGCAAGCTGGGCATCACTGGCATGGACTCGGTGACGCAACTGGGCGCCATGCTTCAGGTGCAAATGAAAACCGCCGGCGGCGCCGATGAGGCGGCCAACAACCTGAAAAACTGGATGGAGAAAATCGGCTCCGGCGACACCATCAAGGCTTACAAAGACGTCGGCATTGATTATCAGGCGTCGATGAATACCGGGCTGCAAAACGGTAAGTCGACCCTGGAATCCAGCTTTGAACTGGCGCAACGCTACATCGCGGCCACCGATCCGAAGAAAGCCGCCGCCATGGCGGAAGCCACGGCGAAAATCAGCAAGGAAACGGACCCGGAAAAAGCCAAGGCAATGATTGCCTCCCTGGAGCAAGCCCTGCGCACCGGCGACCTGTTCGCCGACATGCAGGTTAAGGGCGCGCTGACCGCGTACATGCAGAACAAGGAGCTTTACAGCCGGCTGAAGAAAGAGTCGGCCAGCGCCTCGGGCATTCTGGATAAGAACCTGGAAGAGCGCCGACAAACGTCGTCGCAGAAATGGGCGGAAATGGCCCAGGCCATGGATGACTCAATGCGCGCCATCGGTGACGCGCTGCGCCCGGTAACGGACGGGGTGGCCGATGGTTTGGCGGTTGTCGGGCGGGGCCTTAGCTCGGTGTCTGATGAATCGCCGCGACTGGTCCAGGCCGTGGCGGCAGTGGCCGCCGGGTTCATTGCCGTGCGTACCGTCGTCAACGGCGTGAAGATCGGTAAGGGCCTGATCAACCTCGGCCGCGGCTCGCTGATGGGTAACCCGAACATCCCGCAAAAGGTGATCGTCACCAACCTGCCGGCCGGCGGGAGCGGGCTCGATGCCGGCGCCGCTGCCGGCGCTGAGGGTGAAGGCAAGAAAGGCAGCAAGGGCGGGCGCACTGGGCGTGGCATCCAGGTCGGTACCGCTATCAAGGGCGCGGCCTTGTTTGCCGCCATTGATGCCGGGTTCAAGGCAAAAGACACCTACGACAACGCCACGACCCGCGATGAAAAAGCCGAGGGTTACGGTGAAGCCATGGGCGGCCTGGCGGGATCGATCGCCGGTGCCGCTGCCGGCGCGGCAATTGGCTCGGCGGTGCCGTTGATTGGTACGGTGGTCGGTGGCCTGGTCGGTGCGTACCTGGGCAGCCTGGGCGGTGATGCGCTGGGCGGGTACGCCGGCAAGTCGCTGTTTGGTGGTGACGCGCCGGCGCGCTCGATGCCGATCGCCGGGCCGCTGATGATGACCGATGCCGGCAAGAACATTCCGCCGGTGATGGGCGATATCGCGGCCTCATTCAAGACCCGACCGGCGCCGCTGATGATGGCGCTGCCGGCGCCGAGTGTTCCGGCCCCCGGCGGCCTGCCGTCGCTGTCGGTACTGCCTGCGCCGGTTTTACCGGCCAAGCTGCCACCGGCGCCGCTGGTTGTTCCGCTGCCGGCCACTGTTCCAGCAGGCGCTGTGAAGGCCCCAGCAGGCCCTGTGTTGGCCGATCCGGGCAAGGCCATGCTGCCGGAGGCGGAAACGCGCTCGGGCGACGTGGCGCGTGCCATGGTCGTGCCGAAGGCGCCCAGCGCCGCCCAGGTCGCCGCGCCGTTGGCGGCAGCGATCGAGCCCACGCAGCCGCCGAAGTTTGAACAGAAAATCGAAATCAATGCGCCGCTGACCCTGACGGTGCAAGGCGACGTGAAAGATCCGGACGAACTCTTGCGCAAACTGATGCCGCAAATTGAGCTGAAGTTGCGCGACGTGGCGCAGCAGTTGTCGGGCCGCACGCTGTATGACCAAGCGCATCTTTGATTAGGAGGGGTTATGCCCTACATGGAGCAACTACAGGCGGGCCTGAAGTACTTGGCCACGGCTGGCGAAGCGGGGCGGCGCAGCCTTGACGGCATGATGGGGCCGGTCAATGGCGCCATTGGTGAAATCACCGGCGCCGCGTCCGAGCTGGAGAGCTTGCCGGTCATTGGGCCGGCGCTCGGTGAAAAGCTCCAGCGGGTTCTGCGCGGGGTCAATGCGGCACAGTCGAAAGTAGGCCAGGTGGTGGCCGTGTACGGCAAGGCCACCCGCGCGGTGTCGCAGATTGACGAACGTATGGGGGTGCTGAAAGAGCAGACCGGGCGGGCTATGTCGGCGGCCAACAAGATCGCCGGGCAAATTAGCCCGTCGCTGGCCAACATCATTCCGACCGGCGCCTTTGGCGGCAACGCCACGCCGGCGCCGGAGGCGGTGAAGCCATTCCCGCATCTGTTGATCGTGCAACCACGCGACCCCAAGGCGCAGCCGTATTTCTTCAATCTGGACACGGCGGCCTTTGATGAGCTGCGCCGCTCGACTGAATTCCGCTGGGCCTCTCAGGAGCGCCTGACGCGCCGCCCGGCCCAGCAGGCGGTCGGCATGGGTGACGAAAAGATCACGCTTAAGGGGGCGATTTTCCCGGGCTTCAAGGGTGGCCTGAAGCAGCTCGACACGCTGCGCCGGCTGGGTGCGCAGTTGATGCCCCTGGGCTTGACCACGGGCTATGGCGACGTGCTGGGGAACTGGTGCCTGAAAAACATCGAAGAGGAACAGAGCGCGCTGTTACAGGGCGGCATTCCTCGCAAACAGGCCTTTACCTTGGAGTTTGTGCGCTATGGCGACGACCTGCAGAACGTCTGACGGGGATCTGCTCGACACCATTTGCCATAACTTCTATGGCCACCTCAGTCGCAGCGTCGAGCTGGTGTTGGATGCCAACCCGGGGCTGGCCGATGAGGCGCAACCGTTTCGCGACGGCGTGCTGATCGTGTTGCCGGATCTGCCGGCGGCCACTGAGGAAATCGTGATGTTGTGGGACTGATCCCGCGTTACGCGTAACGACGCTCAACCTTGCCCGCCCTGTGCGGGCTTTCTTTTGGAAAAATTCCATGACCCCCAGCTTTCGCATCGTCGCTGACGGTGCCGACATCACGAAGCTGATCAATGATCGGCTGTTGTTGCTGCGCACCTCGGATAAGCCCGGGATGGAGTCCGACGAGTTTGAGTTGCGCATTGATGACCGAGACGGTGCGGTGGCGCTGCCGTCGCGTGGTGCCGGCATTGAGATTTTTATGGGTTATGCCGGCGCGGCGCTGGCGCGCCTCGGGCGTTACGTGGTCGATGAAATCGAGGTGACCGGCCCGCCGGATACGATCGTGATCCGGGGCAAGGCCAGCGACATGCGCGGCAGTGGCAAGACCACGCGCAGCGGTAGCTGGGAAAATGTCCCGCTGTCGACGATCGTCGCTGACGTGGCCAAGCGCAACGGCTGGTCGCCGGAGTGTGCTGTGGCCACCAAAGTGCCCCGGGCGGATCAGCTCAACGAGTCCGACTTTAACTTCATCACGCGCCTGGCCAAGCAATACGACTGCACCGCCAAGGTCGGCGACGGCAAGTTGTTGGTCATGCCGCGCCAGGGTGGCGAAAGCGCGAGCGGCAAGCCGCTGGCCACCATCACCATCACCCGGGCGGACGTCAGCCGCTGGCAATTCCGCTTGGGCGATCGCAATACGCACAAGGCCGTAGCGACCAAGCATCAGGACAAGAAGACCGGCGAGGTGAAGGTGGTCAACTTGGACAACGACGACGCCCCGGCCGGCCTGCCGGCGGTGCACACTGACCGCCATATTCACCCCAACAAGTCCGCCGCCGAGGCTGCCGCCAAGGCGCGCCTGGCCGCCTTCAATCGCTCGACCGCCGCTGTGCGCCTGGAAATGGTAGGGCGTACCGACCTGTTTGCCGAAGTCTCGATAAACGCCCAGGGCTTCAAAGTCGGCCTCGATGGCGAGTACCTGGTGGATTCGGTGGAGCAGGTGTTTACCCAATCGGGCTGGACCACTACCGCCGAATGTAACGGCGGCAAGAAGGGCAAAGCCAAGGCCAAAGCCAAGAAGACCGCCGCGAAACCGGTCAAGGTCGTGAACCTGCAATAACGCCGCTGAGGCGCAACCCCGCCGCCTTGTGCGGTTTTTTTATGCCTGGAGTTTGTGCATGCCCATCACTGAGCAGCAATTGCTGCGAATCCTCCCCAACGCCCGCCCAGTCGCGGGCGTTTTTGTGTCCGCGCTTAATCTGGCCATGGCGCGGTTCGACATCACGTCGCCGGTGCGCCAGGCGGCCTTTCTGGCGCAAGTCGGGCACGAGTCGGTCAGCCTGACGAAGTTGTCGGAAAGCCTCTATTACAAAGACCCCGAGCGGGTCGCGCTGTTGTTCAAGTACGGCTTTGACCTGAACAAAAACGGCCGGGTCGATCCGGCCGAGGTGGAGTTTGCCAAGGGCTATCTACGCAATTCGGAAAAGCTGGCTAACCGTGTTTATGGCGGCCGTTACGGTAACGGCCCCGAGGCGTCCGGTGATGGCTACAAGTACCGAGGGCGTGGCCTGATCGGGATCACCTTCAGCGATAACTATCGGCTGTGCGGCAAGGCCCTGGGGCTGCCGTTGCTGGATCGCCCCGAGTTGCTGGAACAGCCGGAGCATGCGGCCATGTCGGCGGCCTGGTACTGGTGGGATCGAGGCTTGAACGAGTTGGCGGACGTTGGCCAGTTCGATCGGATCACGCGCGTGGTCAACGGCGGCGACAACGGCCGCGCCGAGCGCCTGGCGTTGTGGGCAACGGCCAAGGGGGTGCTATGTCCGTCCTCGATCTGATCCCGCCGCCGGTGCGCCCCTGGGCGGTTGCCCTGGTGCTGATGGCGATCGCCGGCGCGTCCGCTGCCGGAGCCTGGAAGGTCCAAGACTGGCGCTATGGCCAGCAGCTCGCCGAGAAGGCAGGCCAGGCCGATCAGGCGGCGCTAAAGCGTGCTGAGGATGCCATGGCCAAGCTGGCGATCGAGCAGGCCAAGCGGCTGGCCCTGGAGGCCCGGCTAAAGACCAATGATGAAACCCACCACAAGGAACTCTCTGATGCAAAGACGGCTCAGCAACGCGTGTCTGATGACCTTGCCACTGCTCATGTCCGGCTGTCAGTCATTCTCGCCGCCGGATTCGGCAGCGTCGGCGGTAACGGGCTGTCAGCCACTGCCAGCGCCGGCGGCGTGGTTCATGGAGGCACAAGAGCCGAACTTGAGCCAGCGCATGCTCAACGAATTATCGGCATCACCGACGCCGGCGATCGCGGATTGATCGCGTTGGCCGCGTGCCAAGGCTACGTTCGGGAGCTATCTCGCTGA